GTGCTACTCTGGGCGGCATTAGCGGTTTTATCCTTGGGGACCAAGAAACGGTCTTTCCAATAGATATGATTGCAATCCCTGCTTACNAAGCCTATCTGTTGGCCGGTACGCCTGCTTTTCAAATCTACATCAAAGAAGGGGAGGTTTTGACCCAAGTTATCCCCACCGATGCCATGGAAGCCGTAGAAGCGGTTGCAGAGCCTTCCAAACCTAAAGCAAAGCGCAAGAAATCGAAGTATCATTCCGCATATGGTAAAGCATTCAAGGAAATTCAATCTGATTACAAATTGAAAAACGGTAAGTGGAAGAAAAACGGTTTCAAACGTTGTGGGGCAGCGGCTCGTAGGTTAGCAAGAGCAGAGGTGAAAAAGTAATGGTGGTAAGTGATATTCGTGAAAGCATTGAAAATTCATTGATTGAAGAGGCCGATGGTTTGTTGATTATACAGAAAAAAGTAGAATTACAACGAGGCCAGCGTCATGAAGTTATAGCATGTGATATCTTCCAAGACGCAATTATTAGTACTGATTCACCCTTTGCATACATTGAGTTCTTTGTTACTCCATATCCAGTTATTTATTCAAACATGGACTTGGCACCATTAGTGGGCAAACGTGGGCCGGTAGCAGCCAATGAATCAATTCTTTTCAAGGCGAACATGGCTGTACCCATGGATTTTGATCAATTTGGAGCAATTCAACAGTACCCATCGCCTCAAATTGGTGCTGGGCCAACCTTTTCATTTTATACGCCATTCGTTTATTTCACAATGTTTGTCCATGGTGATTTTTCATCCCTCTACAGAGATGTGGCTTTTTCTTTCCTTCTGAAAATTGATTCAAAGAAAGTCGATGCTACTCAATACGGATTGGGTCTCATGCGTGAACGTTCAGTGGCTCAAGGAATGAATCTCGTTCAACAAGGACGAGTGATTCCACAAGCGGCTAATGTTGGACAGATATTCCCTGCTTGGAAGTATGGTGGTATTCGTCCGGAGCGTATGATTATTGGTTCAGCGGCTCGAAACTTTTGGTTAAATTATTCAGCCGATTCTTCCGAAAAAATGTTGTCTACGCCTAATTTGAGAACTTATGTCAAAGGTGCCCGGGCAATGGCAGGTTTTGATGAAGCCTTTGGTTCAGACGATGCATTCAAGGGTCCAATTCCCGATTGGATTCGGTTTGGATTAAACCGTGGTCTTGTGTCCGGTCCAATTCGTGCTCAACAACCGCCGAGGAAATTGGCCGACAATGGAAACACCTTGATGTTCTGAGGTGATTGAAATGCGTTTGACCGAACCGGTTGCTCCAATCGACAAAGAACAAAACGAAAGAATCGTTTGGTGCGAGCGATTGCTCTACCTCATTGTTCTTTTACAGTTCCCGCAGATTGCGACTTTGATTTAGTTCTGCATTTGTCTTTGTTCCAAAAGGTATCTCTGCATCGAGCGCTGTTAGTATTGCACGTTGAGCATCGCCATTCGCTGACTACGCCAAGGAGGCGGTTTGGTTGGTAAGAGATATTCCAGTATGTGTTACAATTCCCACATGCAAGGCCAACAACCGCTGAACCAACGGCTGGCAATCCCATGAGGTGTCCACAGTCGCATTTGTAGTGTGCGTCGGTCATTCTTCTTCACCCCAAAATATAGCCCACTTTGGCATACATGGTTCACAAACAATATGAATGTCACCAAAAGGATTTTTTGTTATGTTCAATCCACCTTGAGTCGTATTACACATGCAACATTTGGCAATCATTCAGAAGCCTCCAATGTCGGACACTCAAGTGTCCAATGTGCTCCGATTGCTCCACAGTTCTTGCAGAGGTTGTGTTTGAATCCGTGTTTCTTCGCTTCAACCTTCACTTCCACTTTAGGTTGATACTTCAGCAACTGTTCACGAATCCATCCACTAAAGTTCGGCATTCGCTTCGCCACTTCAAACGACTTGTCGCATAATGAAATTGATTTATTCCTCATTCCTCTTCCCCCATCTCTTGAAGTTTAAAGCAAAGATTGCCAATTAAACAACTAAGGTCGTCCCTCTGTGCTGAACCTATGTTTGCATGGTCCCTAATATCCCTCAACAATGCAATCTGTCCTTTGATTGTTAGGTCGCCGTCTTCATCTCGCTCGAATGGTGTTTGTTCCGCCATGTTTTATCCTAAGGGCTACTACTATATCAATGCATACGTACGTATAATGCATATAGGCGGCAGCATATCAGCCCCCAATAACCCCTGTGGGGGCCAACTTGGATATAGTTTTTATGCGAACAGACCGGCTTCAGACGACGACTGGGGCAGGCCCCAGTACGCCTTGAAGCCTGTTTTACTCGCTTCGCTCGTGAGAAGATGGGAAGTGCAGTGTAGTTTATACACCGTCGACCAGGTGGGGGATACATGGCCCGAGGCTCACGAGACCTAATTTTAAGAGACAGACTACAATTTGACATCAATGGTTCGGGTAACACTGACCTTGTTTATGGGCGTGTTGACCTATCCGACTTTGTAAACATCGTCAAGAAAGAAGGTATGGCAATCAAAGAGATACGTTACCAACTACGTGCACCAAGCGACCCAAACGGTGTTCTTATGCCTACGCTCTCTGATACGGTAGGAGCAAGTCCCCTACAATCCTCAATCAAAGTATTCGCTACTACAACGGCATACGAGAACGCTGCTGATGTTGGATTGGCATCACCGGATGTAATCAACCTCCTTGAGATGACCACCACACTTACTCCCGACCAAACAGGTACAGCGGTTGGTCAAATTGAAAATCAATGGACACACTACGGTACTCCCGACCTTCATCCCGAAGGATACAATGTTGTTTCAGACTTGCTCATCGGCGTTGCTTGTTCACTTGTTGGTGAGCACATAGGCAGTACCCTTGAAATCGACATTATGGTTATCGGCGAACCTATCAAACTCAACGAAGCCGACATGACAGAGATGCTTACCCAGCAACAGGACTTGTGAGGTGGCTTTGTTGCCATATGACAAGAACGGTAAGTTCTACACAACACGACTCGGTGAGGACCTAAAGGGTGATGACCCATTGGGGCGTCTGTATGACCGTTCGATGAGTGCTCGTCAAGGTGCAAGGGCTGGGGCAGCATTAGGTTCCCGGGCTGGTCCAGTAGGCGGCGTATTGGGTGCTACTCTGGGCGGCATTAGCGGTTTTATCCTTGGGGACCAAGAAACGGTCTTTCCAATAGATATGATT